AATACCATGAGAACATTTATTGGATATGCTTTTTTACCAATAAATTATTTTGTAAAAATTTTGGAAAAGTTTTTCAAAATTATAGCGGCTTCGATCGATCAAATGAGAATTTTAACACAATCTACCAGAAATAGATTTGCCGATATAATTGGAACAATATACAATCAATTATTTAATTCTTTGGTACCAATTCAACATTTAATAATAAAATTAGTTGATCTTTGCGAGAAAACATTTGGAATTCTAACGGTTGGTTTATATACAGCTTTCGGTTCTTATTTAACCCTTAAGTCTTCGTTAGAACTTACATTTAATTTTATAGTTAGGGTTCTATTATCATTAGCAGCAATAATTATAATTCTTTTTGCTGCCCTTCAATTTGGTCCAGCTGTTGCTTTGACTGCTATTTTTTTATCAATATCTATTCCTCTTTCTATACTAGCTGTAATAATGAAAAAAACATTTAAACTACAATTATTAGGTATTCCAAGAGTGCCAAGATGTTTTGATAAAAATACAATAATCACAACTGAAAATGGACCTATTCCAATTTATCAATTAAAAGTCGATGATAAATTGTCTGAGGATAATTTTGTTGAGTCTATTCAAGAAGTTTCTAGTGAGGATCAGGTTATGTATCGTTTAAATAATGTTATTGTAAGTGGCTTACATTCTTTAGTATTTAATGATAAACTAATTCATGTAAAGGATCATCCAGAAGCAAAAAAAATAGAAAATTATAATAAAAAAGTCTTGTATTGTTTTAATTGTAGTAAAAAAAGTTTCGATATGGATGGAAAAATATGGTCAGATTGGGATGATTTAAATCAGAGAGAAATCCAAATTTTAAAAAATAATTGTTTTACATTTTTTCCAAATGGAGATTTTGATATTAAAAAAATAAATTCTGTATTAGATGGAGGATTGAATAAAAATACATTAATTGATTTAGAAAATGGTATGCAGGAGAGAATAAAAAATATAAAAATAGGAGATTTTCTCAAGAATCAGATAAAGGTATTAGGTTTAGTAAAAGTCAGCGCGCGTAACAAAAATTCCATACTTTTAACAACAAAGAATGATTCGGATGTTAAGATTGAATGTTTTCAAAATATACAATTAAATACTTTAGCCAATTTGAATCGTTCTAATGTATCAAACAGTAAAGAACAATTCTATCATTTAATAACAGATAAACAATATTTTTCAATAGGAGATTATTTTATTAGAGATTTTAATGGTTCAATTGATTTTTATTTAAATAGAAAAAAAATTTAATCTGCTATCTATACATATGGATATGAAGTTGTTTGGCAAAAAAGTCAATGTTGAAGGATTAATCGCAATCTTAATTTTGTTATTTGTTATTTTTTTATTTACTAATAGTTCCTGGATGATGTCAAAGGAAGGATTTGATAACAATAAATTAACAGAAGATGGTGCCCCCATTGGTTATTATGGCCAACAAGATTTACCTAATTCTTGGATCAACAAAGAACTTACCCTTAACGGTAATAAAGGTTACAACCAAATTTTAGGATTACACAAAGGAATTAAGGGAACAAAAGTGCCCCTTGAACCAGGTAACTTGTTCTTTTTTAGAGATAATACTTTTTCTCCTTTCTGCCCTGGAAGTCAATATAGTTCGTCAATGGGCTATGCATGCACAAGTGTAGATCAATTAAAGTATTTAAACCGTCGTGGTGGAAACCGTACTTTCCCTACCGAATATTAAGAATTTTTTCTACATTCGAAACATAATTCGCAATAGGTTACATTTATAGAACGATCAGGGTCAATATCTATTAAATCATTTATCCATTGGTGATGACATATTTTTTTATTCTCATGATTTGAAATTTCAGAATCAGGAGAATCCATAATAATATATTATAATGTATATTTTAATTGTTTTTCATAATATTTATCGAAGTCAGGATGAGAATCAATATCATATTTCAAGAAATTAAGTTCATATTTATATATAAATCGTCTTTTTGAATCTTTGGTGTGATGTAAAATATTTATAGGAAACCTTTTAATATTCTTTTTTATTATATTAAATTTCAATAATTTTATCATTGTTTGTTTTAAATTGAACAATAGGTCTTCATATCGGATTAAAATATAGTTTTTAACCAATTTGGGCATTTCTTCTACCAAAAATTTAAGTTTTAATTTTCTTAATTCAAATATATTTTTGTATCTCTTTTCAGTATTATAGATATTCCGGTCCTGTTGTATTTCTGTTCCATCATCAAATATTGAATACCATTCATTATTTAAAAATCCTTGTTGCGTAGCTTTCAATGATTCAGGAAGGTGATATGGACTTTTATACATACTATTAATCCAAGTAAAAGGATCTCTTACAATTCCAATAAACAATGTATTATTTAAGATTTCATCTTTAATTCCTGAATATCTATCAAAACCAAAAAAGTGTTTAGAATTAAAATTGTTTGATCTATTAATGTTAAAATTTGAATGTAGTAGTTGTTCTAAATAATTTGTACCACTATTTCTTTCACCTAGTATTTCGTAATTTGTAATCATATTAATAATAATAATAAATATTAAAACAAGTTAAAAAAAAATAATTATATTGTAATATTAATTGATGTATAGAGTCATTTTCTTAATGAACTTATTTCCTTTTATTTGGGGATTTCAATATTTTGGTGCAACTCCTCCATTTGGGGTATTTGATCCATTAAAATTAAGTAATAATATTGATAAATCCACGCTACAAAAATATAGAGAGGCGGAATTGAAACACGGGCGCTGGGCTATGATTGGTACTTTATCTCTTCCTCTTATTGAAAGCCAAACAAATGCTCCAGCAATTCATATGTTTGATAATCTATCAACAAATTACCAAGTATTATTGGTGGGACTTATTTTAGCAACAGAGGCCAATATTTTGGTAAGAGGTTGGCAAAATCCTTTTTCATTAGGAAAAAATAAATATTTTACTATGAAGGACGAATATCAACCTGGTGACTTAGGATTCGGAATTAGTTCAAAATATAATGTTGAAATGTACGACAAAGAATTAAATAATGGACGACTAGCTATGATTGGAATGATGAGTTTTTTCTTACAAGAACTGATGACCAACAAGGCTATTTTTTAATATTTTAATATAATAGAAATGTTAAAAGATATAATTGCCTTATTTGTAAATTTTTTAAATATGCAAACCGGAACAATTTTAACAGCAGGGGCTAGTTGGGCAATAGGAGTTTCTTTTAAAGATTTGATTACATCAATTGTAACAAGTATTATCCAACCTTTAATTACAAAAATATTCTTATGGTTAAATATAAATAAATTGATAAAAATATCGGGAATGAAAAACTTCTTATCAAGTAAAAACAGCATTCTAAATATTTCTAATGTAATAATAACATTAATTTCATTTATTTTGATTGTTTTTACAGTATATTTTACTGTCGATTTTTTACAAAAAATCTCATCTCAAGTTAATGATAAAAAATAGATTTTTTATATTATAAATTTTATAATATAAAATTATACATTTATTGAAAATTTAATTTTTTTATTAAAAATAATATAAAATATAATAAACCAATATGGCGCTTAATTGGAGTAGGCAAGACCTCCCATACCACTCATGATACGGAGAACATTGTAGTTGGTGGCATAGACACGGACCTTGGCAGTCTTGGTACCCTCAACAGTGGCATTGGAAAGGACTAATTGAAGAGTGGCGTTGTCAATACGGGAGAAATTGCATGTACCAGATGGTTGATGCTCCTCAGGACGAAGGGCAAAAGCATACACATTGATACCAGTATCGGGGTTACGGGTGTGTGCTTGGAAAGGTTGGACGAGGTCGAAGTAGGTACCCTCACGCTCTGAGAAGCGGTCTTGGCCGTTAAGTTGGAGCTTACCGGTAACAACAGGGTTTTGACCCCAGCAATGGCAGGGAAGGGCAGATTGGGCAAGGACGAATGTACCAGCATCAGAGACACCGGCTCCGACTTGGGCACCGACAACAAAGTTGGGGTCGGAGTAACGCGTGGCATCCCATCCATCTTCAGCAAGGGACATCTCGGAAGGACCAGCTTGTTGGAATGTACCATCGGAACCGATGAAAGCAACAGAGTTGGCAGCGATTGACTCTTGAGTTCCGAAGGCATGGATAGCATTGGGAAGAGCATCAACGGCATCGGTGTAATTGAAAGGTTGGGCACCGAGAAGCTTGTAAAGGGCTTGGCCACACTCGAGGGAAGAACAGTAATCAACATTCTCGTCAGGTTGGACAACCCAGATGAGTTCCTTACAGGGATGGTTGAAGTTGAGCTTGATCTTGTTGGAAGAAGAACCGACAGACTCATCACCGGTGAATTGGAGTTGCTCAATCAAATACTCATGGGGGTTTTGGGCCATTCTGCGGCGCTCATCGGTATCTAAGAAGACATAGTCGACATAGAGGGAGGCGGCAACAAGAGATTGGGCGTAGGCAGCAGTAACCTTAAGGTTAGCGGCAGCAGAAGCCTCATTTGTGCAGTCAAGGGTGGAAACAGCCCATAAACACTCATCAATAGGACGAAGATCAAGGTTGATCTTGACCTCATGGTATTGGAGAGCGATCAAGGGAAGGGCAAGACCGGGGTTATTACAGTACCAGAATTGGAAAGGAATGTAAAGAGTTGTCTCGGGAAGAGCGTTACGGGGGGCACACACTTGACGAGGAGCATCAGATTGACAGGGGCCATCGATGTTGTTGAAAGAAGGATCAGTGATGTAGGTAAGATCCATGGTGTTACCAACCATTTGGTAGTAACCACGCTCTTGCTCAGAGGTGATTGTAAGTTGGTTCCAGATGTGCATCCAGTCACCATATTGACGGTCGATTCTTTGACCACCAATCTCAACCTCAACTTGAGCAATAAGTTGCTCACCGATGAAGTCCAACCAACGGGCATAAACATTACCGTTTGTGTTCTTCATGTTTTGGTTGATCTCGGGAAGAGTACATTGGAGGTATGTGCGGTAAGCAAGATCACCATTACGGCTGATGATGCAGGTCACACGACGACCGAAATCAGCTTGACCGTTGAATGTTTGTTCAATGGACTCAACTGAGAAATTGGTGTAACGACGGTAGGTTACTTTCCAGAAAGTGATTTGAGGGTTACCCGTAAGATAAACATCTTGGGCACCATAAGCGACAAGTTGCATAAGACCACCACCCATTTTTTTATTATAATATTGCTAAAGAAAAAAATTTTCAAAAAAATGATTTAATTATTAACTCTATTTAACTATTATTTGATCCAATGAAAAATTTTCTTCCATAAACCTTTTTAAATATGTATCAAGAAAAATCTCTTTTCTACCTTCATGTTTTTTTGAAAAAATGTAATTCGTTCCATTTTTTTTAATTGTCCATCCATTTTCAATTGCATTAAAAATAAATGCCATCTTTTGTAGCTTAATATAATCGATATTTTTCTTATTTTCTTCAATTTCTATATCCATATCTAATAACTTTGATATTTTTTTGATTTTTTAATCTTAATTAAATATTTAATTACAAATGAATAATAAAAATAACATTATTAATTGATTTAAATGCCATCTTTCAAACCTAAACCTCCTAAAACTATTAAATATAAAGAATCAATTTCTACTATTACATTAGATTCAAAACATAATGAATATTTATCGCGATTTGAAAATATTGAAGAAATAGAGATTCCAAAGTTATTAAAAGAAATTGAAGACTTAAATGAAAAGAAAAAAACATCTAAAAACATTGAAGATTTTTTAGATTTTAAAGATAAAGCAAAAGAATTAAAGGTTAAAATAAAAAAACTTAAATTAGAACAGCAGAATTACTATTTAAATAATTCTAAATATATTTTTGACTATTTCGAAAATAAACAATCCATTTCTTCGGGATCCACTCAAACTTCAAATATTTTAGAATCTTTTTTTAATATTCAGCCTACAAAAAAGAAAAAAGGATCTGAATCTTTATCAAATATTCAAAATTATTTTAAAAACTTAGATGAAAATTACCTTGATCTTTCTAATTATGTTGTTCCTGTTGATATTTGTGAAAAATGTAAAAGTGGGGAGCTTATCCCTATTGCTGATGAAGGATTAATGGTTTGCAATAATTGTTCCTTGAGCATAAAATATGTTATTGATAACGAAAAACCTTCATATAAAGAACCTCCAAAAGAAGTTTGTTTTTACGCATATAAAAGAATAAATCATTTTAGAGAGATACTAGCTCAATTTCAAGCAAAAGAAAGTACTCAAATTCCTGATGATGTAATTGAAAATATTAAATCACAAATTAAAAAAGAAAGAATTAATGTTTCATCTGTTACAAATAAAAAGTGTAAAGAAATTTTAAAAAAACTTGGTTACAATAAATATTATGAACATATTCCTTTCATAAAAGATAAACTTGGAATCCGACCTCCAATAATGAGTCAAGATTTAGAAGAAACCTTATGTAATTTATTTATGGAAATTCAAGCTCCCTATTCTAAATATTGTCCTGACGACAGGGTAAATTTTTTAAATTATTATTACACAATTTATAAATTATGTGAGCTATTAGACCAGCGTCAATTTTTACCTTTTTTTCCTATGCTTAAAGATAGAGAAAAACGAATTGAACAAGATGAAATATGGAAAAAAATTTGTGAAGAGTTAGAATGGGATTTTATTCCAACCATTTAATTAATATAGAGAGAATCAAATAATTTATACAAACATGATTCTTTCTAATTTAATTGCTCCTCTCACTACAACCATTATTGCGCCACATGGTATTACTGATTACATTCATGCCAAAAAATATGACCTACTTGATCCCCTTTATAAAATTCAGGCAGGATCCACAATAGGAACATTAATGCTTCATTATTCAGATCACCCATATTTATTAAATGGTATATTTATTACCTTTGCAGCTGCTCATTTTCGTCACGATATGCCTCAAATTAAAGATATTCCTAGATATTATTTTAGCTCATCGTTCATTACATTATCGTTATTGCTTAATCCAAGTGTATTTTATTGGTATATGATTACTATTCATGTACCTCATCATTATCAAATGAATTGGAAATTGTTAAAAGATAAACCAAAATTTTCCAAACAAATAATCATAGGATTTTCTCTCATTTGCTCAATTTTTACCCCTGTTTATGGTGATATTATTTCAAATGATTTATTATGTGATATTGGAAAGGCATTAGTAATTAGTCATATTTTGTATGAAGAAATGTTTATTATTTAAAGAAAAAATAGTAATAATAATATATTATGTTTTTTATATTATTATTTATTTTTAGATTAGTAAAAGGTTTTAACCCGAATTGGTATGTAATCGGAAGAAATGATAATTTCCCAGTTGATACCCCTGTTAGAATTATAATTAACAATAATCCAATAACAGTCTGGAAAAATAAACATAATCAATTTTCAGGAATTTATGATGTTTGTCCTCATAGAGGAGCTTCGCTGTCGGAAGGAAGAATTGATAAAGCCACGAATTGCGTAGTTTGTCCTTATCATACATTTAAGTTTAATAAAAAAGGTAGATTGGTCCAAACCCCTGGACAATCTGTTTTAAGAAATAATGATAATTTTAATTTAAAAACTGATGTTCCACATTACAAAATTTCATGTGTTCATGATTGGGTATATATTCATAACAAGCCAATTTACGAAATATCAGGAAATTCAGGAGTAAGTTCAAGTACCATTTGGGTAGAACCAGAAGCCTACGATCCAAATTTTAAATGTGTATATTTATATAAAGATTTTGATATGGATGCAAGAACTGTTACAGAAAATTCCTTAGATATTTTACATATATCAGAAGTTCATAGCTTTGGAAATAAAAAAAATCCATTACCTCTGACTGAAAAAAAGGAACTAATTGAATTTGGCCACCAAAAGGTAATTTATGAATATTTATCTGGCCAAGATTCAGTTGCTTCTAAAATTTTTAAGATTAATGAACTTTCTGTTGAGAATGAGTATATATTACCACATCATACAGTTGCTCGTGTGAGATTTGGAAATTTTGTTAATACAATTGTTACTTCAGCACTTCCTATAGGCCATAATAAAACTCGATTGTTTGTAAAAGCGTATAGAAATAATTGGTATTATAAATTCCCTCCTGTGGATTTTATATTTGATAAAATTTCCGAACAAATGATGGAAAAAACATTATGTGAAGATAAAAAAGTAATTGAAACTATATACTCTAAATTTAGAGATGGTAATTTTATTACCAAATACGATGAATTAACTAAAAATTATAGAGAAGACTATGAAAATTTTTTACATAAAAATCAACTATAAATTGAATTACAAATACTTCCTAATAAATCATTATGTATATAATAATTATCTTTGAAATCAATATTTAAATCGGTAAATTGATTAAAAGTACGCGATTTCTGTATTTTTTCTGGCACTTTGTCATAAATTAACATTTCTAATGGACTGTAACAAACATATAATAAGGGCCCATTTATATCTTTATCTAATAGTCCATCTTTGAATGATAATTGTAATGTTTTGTCTTTCCAATTTCCAGAGAATATTTGTTTTAAATAAGGTACTGTATTTATAAATCCTTGCAAACAGCTAATCCTCACTCCTTCGTTTGGAAATATAATCATAAATGAATTGTTACTATAAATAAATCCCGAATGTCTAGGTTCAATTAATGTTTTTTCTCCCAAATATGATAAAGGATCCTTATGTAAATGACTTGCCAAAAAATTAAATTGAATTTTATATTTGCAATTTAGATAATGTTCCACACGATGAATTCCTGGAAAATCATCTTTATCATATATATTTTTGTTTATATCTTCAATCCACTCTTCCATTTAAAGCTATAATAATGGTATTTATAGCTTTAAATATTTTTTATTTACATTCTAGGAAAGCCAACAAGATTGGCACCTATACCGAAACCTGCACCTGAACGAGCCGAAACAGCCATAGATGGAACATAGGTATCAAGAATTGAGAATGTGGCTGCAGCAGTAAGAGCAATTAGTAGGACTTCGTCCATACGCAAAGCTTTTTGAGGAATAGCATAGGCAGCTAAAGCAACAAGTAAGCCTTCGACTAAGTATTTTACAGCTCTTCGGAGAAGTTCAGCTAAATCAAACATTTGATTCATTATATATATAATTAAAATAATATATTATATAAAAAAAGGTATAAAATCATTACTAAAATAAATACATAGTATGTCATCTTTTGAAAAAAAACTAAATTCAGATGGATCAATGAATCCTAAATACATTGACTTACTCGATGAAGATAAAGCAATAGCCGGTCAAAAATTTACTTGTATTTCTTTCGTTTCTCCTGAAAATGTAATTAAAAACAAAGAGATTTTTATGTTTAATAAATTTATTGAAAATTGGGATTTACATAAAAGTTGTGAGAAGTATATGCAATTCCTTAACTTTGTATCTTATAAATATAATTTGAATTTTGCTTCACTTTCAAAGGATTTTGAGGAATTTTGCCAAGAAGAGAAAGCGAAGATGGGAGAGACTACATTAAGCGACGACTATAAAAATTTTATGGATGCAAATGAAGATCAAATTGATGAGGATTTTAATACTCAAAATAATTTTCAAACTTCAGTAAGAGGTATTAAAGTTAGAGGAGTATTTGAATCGCAGGCAGAAGCAGAGTTGCGATGCAAACTTTTGCGTGAAGCTGATCCTCACCATGATGTGTTTGTTGGTCCTGTTGGTATGTGGATGCCTTGGGAACCTAATGCTTACAAAACAGGTAGAGTAGAACATTTAGAAGAAGAATTGAATCAACTTATGCAAGAGAAAAAGAAAAATGAGGATCATGCGAAGCGCGAATTCGACAAGCGTGTTCGAGAAACCAAGGAAAAGGCTATTGAGGAAAATAAAAAGTTAGCCCAACAATCTGGAAACAAATTGACACAAAATATTGACGAGAATGGAAATTTGTATAGTATTAATACTCAAGGGGAAAATGTAGAGATTTCAGTTGCAGATGTAAAGAAAGAAATGTTTGAGGGTGATAATATAGCTACAAGTAAAGAAAATGTTTCAGAATCATCATAAAGAAATAAATAAAATTTTTTGTATAATATTATTTAAATGATAATATTATATGGATGACGATAATTGTAAGGACTTGTATGAAAAGATGAATGACTGTGTTAATCTCAATAAAGGAACTCATCTTTGTAAAGAATTTATTAACGAATATGACAAATGTAAAGGTAATAAATCGATTATAACTTCAGTAAAAGAGTTGTTTGTAAAAAAACCTGAAGAAAACACAGATGAAAACAAAGATTAATAAATGTAATTACCATCTATTCTTTTTTACATTTATTCTTGGACCGGCCCCTCTTTTACGAGATGAATTGGGATCATACATTTCTTCTTCATCATCAGAATTAATATTTTTAGAGAGTTCCCAGAATTCTTTAGATCCTAATCTGAAATTTTGGTGATTTTCAGCTTTATACCAAAATACTTGATCATACAATTTGTTGGATTTGGCATTATTATTAATAACTAGACATTCATAATTTTCAGTACATTGATCCATTACTTGACAAAATGATTCAAATGTTGGAAACATTCCTGCATAGTTTTCATATATTCTTTTCCTATTGGCTATATATGGTTCTCTCAATATAAATACATAGTCAATATTGGTACGCAAATTGGGAGGTATTCCTAATGGATACTGCATGGTAATAATTAACATAATTTTCCAATGCCTTCCATTCATAAATAATAATCTCATCATTTTATCTTTAGTCCATGAATTATCAAATAGACAATCATCTAAAATCACAAATGCTCTCGGATCAATATTGGACCTTTTATAAGCAGCATATTCTTTATTCATTTGTTTTAGTACAGTTTTTTGTCGTTTTAGGATATTTTCAATTATCCCAGTATTATATTCATCATGAATAAATAATTTGGGAACATGAGAACTATAAAAGCCATTTCCTGCCTCTGTTCCAGAAATGACTGTACCAATAGGAATATCTGTATGATAATATAATAAATCTCTTACAAGAAATGATTTTCCTGTATCTCTCCTACCTATTAAAACAATAACGGGACCTTTATTTTCGTTGGGCTTAAATTCTATTGCTTTCATATTAAATTTCTTTAATTCTAAAGTCATAAATAAATAAGAATTAGATATTAATGAAGAAAAGACAACGAATATAAGTTAAAATAAATACAAATTAATATTTTAACATTAAAATGGAAATTGATTATATAAAAAAAAAAGAACTAACCAGACATTTAGAAAATCCTGATTGGAAAAATGTTCAAAATTTTATTCCTATCTATAGTTATTTTTTTAAAATGAATGAAACAAATTATAATAACTTTCAACTTTTAACTCCATTTACAATTGAAAATATTAAAGAAAAAGTAAATCATAATCATTTTATTTGCACTTTACAAGATTTATCTAATGAAAAAAATATCCAAAAAGAAGTTTTTATTAAATATTCTCCTCTTATTGATCCAACTAAATACTTAATTGGTAAATATAAGGACTATTCTTTGCCTCAATTATTCACTCTTCCTAAATTAAATGGTAATGATATTTATAATAAAATAACCGATCCTAACAATTCTGCCTATGTTGATGGTTTTTTTTCATTTATTTCTTCCAAATTATTAAATCATTATCATTTTTTAAATGGACTTGATTGTTATGGAAATCTGTTATGTAATCAAGAAGAATTCATTTATAATGTTGCAGATGATATTGAGTATGTTATGGATTCGGAACATTTTCATGAAAATATTAATAAATTATTTACCTTAGAATCTGATTTTTTTGACCAAATACATAAAAAATCTTCACTCAAAAATAAACCTAAATTATCTATAAATTCTCAGATTTCTTTAAATTCTGTTTGTGAAATAGAAGAAGTTTTCCCTGAAAATCAAAACGAAATTAATATTTCTGAAACTATTTATGACTTGAAAATAAATAGTGATAATGAAGATAATGAAGAATGTGACGATCTACAAAGTATTACATCTTGTTCATCTAGGTCTTCTCATACTGACAATGAAGATGATGATTTAAATAATGAAATTCAGGATTTATCGAGTGAAGAAAATTCTACTTCTTCTGAAGAAGAAGACGAAGAAGAAGAAATTAATGTAAAAATACCAAATTTTCCCGTAAATATGATTTTTCTTGAAAAATGTGAGAATACACTTGATTCATACATGACTTCCACTTGTTTGGAACCTAAAGAATGGACAGGGTTACTAATGCAAGTTATTATGTCTTTGATTGTATATCAAAAGGCATTTAATTTTACTCACAACGATTTACATACCAATAATATAATGTATGTCTCAACCGAAAAACCATATATTTACTATTGTTACGATAATATCTATTATAAAGTTCCAACATTTGGAAAAATTTGGAAAATAATCGATTTTGGTAGAGCTATTTACCGCGTAAAAGGTAAATTAATATGTAGTGATAGTTATCATCCACAAAATGGAGATGCCTCTACTCTTTACAACACAGAACCCTATTTTAATGATAAAAAACCAAGACTAGAACCTAATTTCTCGTTTGATTTATGCAGGTTAGGATGTAGTTTATTTGATTTCTTTTTTACCGATTTTACAGAAATACAATCTTTAAAAAATTATCAGTTAGTTGAAAAACTAATTGTAGAATGGTGCACAGATGATAAAGGTAAAAGTATTTTATATAAAAAGGATGGTTCAGATAGATACCCTGAATTCAAATTATATAAAATGATTGCCCGTATTGTTAATAACCATACTCCTCAAAATCAATTAAAAAACTCACTTTTCTCTGATTATAAAGTCTCTAAAAATAAAATTAATAAAAAAACGAAAATAATTAATATTGATTTTTTACCTTCGTTCAAATAGTTGTCTTTTTTGTTTTTCTTTTATTTTTTTTCATTTTTCGTGTTTTTTTTTGTTTTTTTTGTCCCTTTCCTCCAAATAAACTTTGTGTAGTTGTATTTTGTTCTTGTATCGGTTTTTTATAATTAAAAACTCCTATTGTTGTAACTAATGAAATTACACCTAGCACAGCAAATACTTCTAAAGCTCCCATAAAATACTTATATAAAAAAATTAAAATTCAGGCTTATCTGTGAATACTTGAGCTACATGACCAGCTGATGTAAATAATGGTTCTGTCTGTGCTAATAAAAACATTCCTGCATAAATTGAACTAAAAATGATAAATAATTCTTTAAATAACATTTTAATATTCATTTCTTCTTGTTCAACGAATTTAGTATAAAGTATTTTAATTATTATAAAAACAATAGAGGTAAATATACCTAATAATAAATTATTCATTATATAATTTATTATTTGAAATGATTAAATACAGTTAAACGAATTAGGCTAAAATTTCTATATCATCCAACAAATTTTCTTCTTTATTTCCATTTTCCAATGAATCAACATTTATTTCAATATTTTCATCATAAATTTTAATACTATCGTTTATTTCTTCCATTGGATCATTTGCTGGAATTGTATTAATCTCTACCTTATCGGAAAATGATAAATCTGAAGGAGATTCTTCTTTTACTATATTTATTTTATCGTCTTCTTTTAATTTAATTAAATCACTATTTTCCACTTTTGGCAAATCGTTAATTTGTAAATCTAATGAGGGTATTTCGACTTTATTTTCATTTTTAGTTTCTGTATTTTGAAAATCCATTTCATTATTACTTTCCTCCATAGGTGTCTCCGTCAATACTGGGTTTAACTCTTCGTTTTCTTTTATCAAAGCAACTTCTGGTATA